GTGAGGTTGATGACGCGTGCCCTTTTTTTGTGCAATCGGCAAAAAATGGCCTGTCTACCGGCAAAAATTGCCGCTCGGTTGTATCTTTGACTGTATTTTGCCGGTGTATTATTGATAATACAGGCAAAAAATACCAATGGCATACAGTCACAAACAGATCGCCGAGCGATACGGCGTTTCCCGCGGAGCCGTTCAAGGATGGGAAAAGCGAGGGCTTAACAGGGGCTGGAGCTGGGAAAAGATCGAAGAGTGGCGCGCAGTCCACTCTGCGGGACGAGTTGTGATCCCGCCGCAGAAACCGGCAACTCCAGAAGCGGCACCAACGCAAAAGCAGGAAAAACCGACAGCGGAGGTCGTAATTTCACAAGCTGCCGGGTTCCAAGAGACCCGCACGGCAAAGTTGAGAAAAGAGATTGAGCGACTTGACCTCATCATCAAGCGCGAGAAAGGCGAGCTGGTGCTGGCCGCCGAAATGCGCGAGCTTGGAACCCGGGTCGTCTCGGTCTGGTGCTCGGAACTTGACGCACTGGTGGGTGACCTGCCAGGACAACTAGCCGGACTGACCGAGGCCGAAATCCAGCCAAAGCTGAAAAGCCGGATTGAGCTACTGAAGGCCAACGCTCGGGAGGGCTTTGCCGGACTATGACGCCTTTCCTGCAGGGCTGCTGTTCTGGGGTGCGGCTGGCGTACACAGGCGATCCGCTCGACTGGATGGAGCAGAACGTGCGCTTTCCGCACAGCTCCCGTTCCACGCACTTCGACCGGCACACAGCGCCGTGGTGGAACGCGGTGTTCCATGACTTTGCCGACCCAACCTGCCGCCAGACTTTTGTCCAGGCGTGCACCGGCGCAGGCAAATCGACCGCACTGGAGGCACTGGTATGCTGGGCCGTAGCGCAACAGCCGGGGCCGATGCTGTCGATCACTCAGACCGACGCGACTTCCGCGGAGTGGATGGAGACGCGACTCAAGCCGGTTCTGGGCGCGTGCGAACCCCTGCGGGGGCTGATGCCAACCAACCGGCACCACGTCAAAAAGGACGGGATCTACTTCCCGCACATGCCGCTCATGTTGGGCGGCGCAAACACCAGCAATGCTCAGGAAAAGTCGGTGCAGGTTCTTTTTCTCGATGAGTGCTGGCAGTACAGCGACCTCATCACGCAGTTCAAAAAGCGGTTGCACGACCGGTGGAACGGCTACGCGCTGCTGACCAGCCAAAGCTACGAGGAACCCCACCAACTGACCGAAGAATGGAGGTCCGGCGAAGAGTTCCAATGGTGCCATCGGTGCCCAGGGTGCGACGAGTGGGTGAAACCGGCGTGGGTCGACATCAAATACGACGAGTGCAAAAACGAGAACGGGGAGTGGAACTGGGGGGCGCTTGTCAAAACGGTGCGGCATGAGTGCCCGCACTGCGGCCACGTGACGCCAGACACCACCGCGGCGCGGCGTGGGCTGACTCAGCGCAGCGAGTGGCGCAGCGAAGGCAACGACCACGTGGAAGGCTACCGCTCCCGGCGTGTATCGGCGCAAAGCGTTTATTGGATCAGGTGGGCTGACCTTGTCATTCAGTGGTGCCAGGCGTCCGACGCTCGACACCTCGGAGTACTCCAGCCGACCAAAGACTTTCGAATGCAGCGGCTCGCGGAGCCTTGGAAGCTGGAGGAAGAACTACCGGCGCTGGAACTAGAGGCCAGCGAATACTGGGTGAACGAGTGGCAGGATGGACGACCCATGCCAGATGAGGCCGCTAGGGTGATGACCGTGGATTGCCAACAAGATCACTACTGGGGCATCGTGCGCGTTTGGCTTAAGAACGGGCATTCTCGGCTTTTGTGGGCTGGTAAAATACTGACGGTGGACCAACTTCGCGAGATCCAAACGCGGCTCAAAATCCCAGACAAAAGAACTCTGCTGGATGCTGGGAACTCATTCCACGGGCGGGTGTACGACACTTGCGCCAAGTTTGGCTGGACGGCGCTCGTGGGACGCGCCGAGGACCACTTTACGGTACGGGGACAGGACGGCAAGCCGATCCGCCGGTACTACTCCGCACCGGATCGCGTGGTGGCACCGACAACCCGGGACGCTGCTGGCAAGCGTGTTTTCGTGACCTTTTTCTACTGGGCGTCGGACCCAATAAAGGACATCCTCGCCAACCTGCGCAACACCGGCTCGCCGGTCTGGGAGTTTCCCCAGGACGCTCCGCCCGAGTACGTCCGGCACCTTAACTCTGAGCGCAAGCGGGCAACAGTAGACAAGCGCACAAAGAAGACCCGGCTCCGGTGGACTGCTACAGGCAGGCCAAACCACATGTGGGACGCGGAAGCGATGAACGTGCTTGCCGCTCAGATCCTAGGCATCCTGCCGGACATGATTTCAAGCGCGCCGGAGGTTGACGAGCATGCACCGGAGAGCTAGTCTACTGGCTCAACCAAAAACCACCCTTTGCGGGGGTGGACTCCGGGCAACTTGCCCCCGGCTCCCGAGTGGGATGTCCGGGGGTTTTGCTTGTCCCGATGCGTCTGGATAGATGGCTCCCGACCAAAAACTCCTGCTCCAGGTCTTCTTGACGCGTGACGTTGCCGAGTTGCGGGCCATCGTGGCTCAAAAGTTTGACCTGGTCAGCGCTGGCAAAAGCTCTCTGGTGAGCAGCTCTATTGACGGCGCATCATTTCAGTTCAACGTCGGGGGGACCCTTTCGCCGCTCGATGTAATGATGCTGGCGCAGCAAGCGCTGAATTACAAAGCCGCCGGGATCAATGCGCCGGTTCGCCGCACCCAGGCCTATTTCATATGACCTTTCTGGACCGCATCAAGAAAATGGCGGGGTTTGGCGCGCCAAAAGTGGGCGCAAACATCGGCGGAGCATACCGCAGGCAGCGACTCGTTGAAGGCGGCGTGTGGGCGGAACCGTGGTGGAGGAACCACACCCAGAGCATTTCCAAAGAATTGACCGTTGGGGAATGGCGCACGGTCAACTCTGCCGCGCGCAAGCTGTACTGGAACAACGGCATGGTGAATGCCGCGATAGATCAGAAATCCATGCTGTCCGTAGGGATGGCAATGCGACCGATTTTTGTGGGTGCCGATAAAGAATGGGGCAAACAAGCCGAGGCTGTGCTTTTGGACTGGTTTCAGATCGCCTACATCGACGGGAAAAGCTGGTGGGAAGGCCTGCGGTTGGAGTCGACAGCAATCGACCGCGAAGGCGACTTGCTGACGATCCTGACCACGTCGCAAAACGGTTACCCGCAGTTGCAGCAGGTCCCGTGGCATCAAATCGGTTCTCGGGGGGACGACGGAGTTTTGACCGAGGGCCGATATCGTGGGCTCAGGATTTACAACGGAGTCATCCTGTCCAAGACCAACCGCGCTATCGCCTACCGAGTGCTTGGCGAGGACCAGAGCGGCGCAGAGGATCGGGACATCCCAGTCCAGGCGTGTATGCTAACGATGGATCCGCGCGAGGTGGACCAGGTGCGCGGGATTTCCGCGTTTGCTCCCGCCATCCGCGACCTCATTTCCCTAAAAGACTTGGGCGATGACATTCAGAGCGCGTCCCGCATGGCTGCCAAAATCGGGTTGCTTGTGACCAATCAGCAAGGCATGGCAGACGCCAGCGACGCCTACAACGCGCTGACCGAAACCAACATGCCGCAGTGTGGGCCGGGGCTCCGTATGACCCCGATGGCTGGGGGCCGAATCGAATACCTGACGGCGGGCGCCGGCGAATCGATCGACCAGATCGACGCCAAGATTCCGACGGAAGCTCAGGATCGCCTGCAGGAGCGTCTGATTCGCAACGCACTGCTGGCCGCGCAATGGCCACCGGAGTTTGGCTGGGACATGTCAAAACTGGGCGGGGCTTCCGCGCGAATTGTGCTCGAACAGGTCAACCGCATCACGTCGGAGCGGCACGCCTATCTGGCCGCGTTCTGCAAGCGACGCTGCGCCTACGCCGTCGCGAAGTTCGTGGAGCTCGGCATACTCCCACCCTACACCGGCGCCGACAAAGACCGGGGTGGCGCCTATCAATTCCGGTTCACCGAACCCGCCAGACTAACAGCCGATTCCGGCTACGCTTCTCGCGACGCAATCGAGGCTTACCGCGCCGGGATGCGCAGCATGACCGACATTCTTGCCAGCGGTTCCAAAACTCTCGAAGAGCACCTGGACGAGGTGGAACGCGAGGAACTGGAAATTAAGAAGCGGGTGGAACGCTCCGGGCTGACCCGCGAAGTGTTCGGACTTTTGACCCCCAACGGCAACCCGACAACCTCGGTGCAAGATTTATGAAATTTCAACGTGTCATCGAGCAAGTTTTCTACCGCCCTTGGCTGATTACACCGGGCGGCTACGCTGCCGTCCGCAAGCTGGTGGAGGCGCGGCTGGTGCGCGCAAACGGGGACGAGTACGATGGGATGATGAAGTCCCAGCGCGAGCCGATGGAGATCGACGGGCAGGGCATTGCGCACATCTGCATCGAAGGGACGCTGGCAAAAGGGATCAGTGCAATCGAAGCCTGCTGCGGCGTTTGGGATTACGAATGGGTGGCTGAGGATCTCGAAGACGCGATGGAGGCCAACGTGCGCGGCGTTTTGCTGGAGATCAACTCGCCGGGCGGCAGCTGCTCGGGCTGTTCTGAAATCACCGACCTCATCCAGTTTTTGAAGGTTCCGATCGTGGCTTACTCCGACGACACGGCGTGTTCCGCCGCGTACAACATCGCCGTGAGTTGCGATAAAGTGTTCGGCTCCGTAGGATCAACCTGGGGCAGCATCGGCACCATCATCCCGTGGACGGATCAGTCCGCAATGTACGAGGAGGAGGGGCTCAAGTGGGATCCCATCACCTCAGGCCCGCTAAAAGGCGCAGGCATGGGGCCGTCCTTGACGCCAGCTCAGCGTGCCAGCCTGCAACAGCTCGTAGACGACAGCTTCGCACAGTTCCGCGACAACGTCCTTCGCAACCGCCGCGTCGCTGACGAATACATGACCGGCGCAGCTTACTTGGCACCCCGAGCACGGGCCGCAAACCTTATTGACGGCATGGGAAATCAGGAGCTTGCATACGAGGCGCTCCTTGGTATGTTGTAGCCGTTCAGTTTGTTCATTGGGTTCATTGGCCCGCTCTGGTTTCATGGCCGGAGCGGGCTTTTCCTTGTCCCGACTTCCTTGGTTGTATGGAGTCTCCTGCAACCCTCACCGACGCGCTGGCCGCGCTCTCTGCCGCGCAGGCAGACCTCGCCGCGCTTAACGCGCTGACCGCCGAGCATTCGGCAGTTGTCGCCAATTTCGAAGCACTCAAGGCCCGCAGCGCGGAACTCTCCGCTGCACTGGACCTTGCCAACGCTAACAACCGCGACCTAGCTGCCGCTCTTGACGCGATGAAAGCTGACGAGGCTGACGCAGCCGCAAAGGCTAACGCAATCGTGGCAAATCTGGGCGTGGCTCCGGTGGCCATCGTGCCCGAAGAACTTTCCGCGCCTAAGACCCGCAGCGAACTCTGGGCGCACTACATGACTCTGGGCTTCGTCGAGCGTAATGAGTTTTACGCCGCGAACCGGAAAGCAATGCAGCTCTAACCCTCACACACTAAATCACTATGGCCCTCAATGGCGTTTTCCTCGCACAAATCGCGCAGCAGTCGCTGCCGTTCCTGACCAATGCTTTCGCTCCTCTCCGGGGCATTACGACCGATTTTTCCACGGACGTTGCGTCCGCTGGCAGCTCGGTCACCACCCGTTTCGCGACGGTCCCGTCCGTCGTCGACATTACGAGCGCTGGGTATGCTCCCGTCGCCGGTGACACGACCGCCCGCACAATCTCGCTTGATCAGCATCGCGGCGTGACGCTGGGTTTCACCGACATCGAAGTCCTTCAGTCTTCGGTTAATTTCCGCAACCTGTTCCTGACTCCCATGTTGCAGGCTTTGGGCGCTGACATGTTTGGGCAACTGTGGAACTTGGTGACTGCCGCAAACTTCGCGCAGACCCCTCTTTCCTCCAGCGCTGCCAACTTCGACCGCCAGGACGTGATTGACCTTGGAGTGACGCTGACGCAGACGCTGAAGGCTCCCAAAATGGGCCGCAGCGTCATTCTGAATCCCGCTTATTACGGCGCGATCAGCAAGACGTTCATCTCTGCGGAAATCCCCGGGATTACGCCGTTTAAGGCTGAAGGACTGGTCCCGCGCGTGTCCGGTTTTGACATCTACGAGTCCGACCTCTGCGACGCCAACGGCGAAGCGCTGGCCGGTTTTGCGCTGCATTCCAGCGCGCTCATCATGGCCGCTCGCCGCGTCAACCCCGAAGCCGCGTTGCAGGATTCCATCGAAATCGCCGAAGTCGTGGTGCCTGACCTTGGGCTTCCCCTAACTTTTCGGGCCTACTATAATCGCGAATTAGGCCAGAGCTGCATCAATGTGAGCTGTATATGGGGAGTTGCAAAGGGAACCAACATGGGCGTCCGCATCGTCACTCCCTAACTGATCCCCCTCTAAGCAGAGGCTCCGCTCTTCACGGGGCGGAGCCTTTGCTTCATCCGAATATCACGATGAAAATCTCCCTTGTTATCGAAGACGCTGGCAGCGGGCCGCAGGTGATCTTCTCCTCACCGGAACCTGCAGACGCCAGGCAGTTTTTCAAAACGCACGCGAACCCCGGCAAGCTGGTGCTGGTGTGCAACCCGACTCCCGATAATTTCCGCACGATCCGGGGCACGCCGGTGGTCGAAGCCGTGGCAGTCAAAGCGCCGATCCGCCGCGTCAAGGAACCGCTTCTGTAAATGTCTGAGTGGACCGCCATCACCGAATCTGCAATGAGCCAAGCACTGGACTACATGCAGGCCGACTCCGTCACATATCAAGGTGTGACAGTGTTTTCGGTGGCCAGCGAGAAGACTTCTGACCTGTTGGCAATGGGCGGTTTTGAACAGCATTTTGCAGGATTTGTGCGGCTGCTGAAAGCTGGATTTCCCGAGCCGGTGAAAGGTGCAAAGCTGACAGTCAACGGCACTGAGCGGCGCATCACGAGCTGGGACGAGGATCCGATTTCGTGGAAGCTGTACCTGGAGGACATCACGCGATGATCGACGGCGCATTTTCTGCAGCGGTACAGGACGCGCTTGCGCTTGCGCTCCCAGGCGTTTATGTCGGCGAACCGCAGGACGACCAGCCTATCCCGGGCAAGTCCGTGCTAATGGAATTACAAAGCGACATCGTCGTCGGCAGTCCGTTGCAACGCGGCACGCTGACGCTCAACGTGATCTCGCAGGCCGACGACTACACCAAGGCCGAGCAGGCCGCTTTTGCCGCCCAGGTAGACGCCGCAATGCGCGCACTGGTGCTCGTTTCTGAGGCAGTGCAGCTGTACGGGGTGGTCGCACAATCCACAGACAATCTTCGCGAGGAACGCCACTGGCGAACCTCCATGCCCTACATCGTGGGCTACGGCCCAAAACCATAACACACCATGCCTGTATCATTTGGAGCAGTCACATTTGGAGTCACCGCGCCGAGCGGTTATTTGCAAGAGTCGACGCAAGAAACGGTCGTTGAACTTGCAACAATCCGCGATGCCGACGGGCAAACGGTCGTGGTGCAAGCCAAGCCGCGCAGCACTACCACGACAACCGTCAAAACCAAAGGCGAGGACAATTTGCTCGCGGTTCCAGAAGGCTCGTTTAGTGGCGCAAAACTTACTGGGTCAAAGGTTTCACAAACCAACGACGATTTCTCAACCGCCGAGGCAACCTACACCCTTTTTGAATAATCATGGCTACTTTTGGAGTAACACTTGTGACGGCATCGGGCTCAATTGTGGAGTCTGTTGACATCGAAATGAAGGGCGAGTTCAAACAGTTAATTGACTCAGTGGGAGCATTCTCTGAAGCCAAGACTTACGACACGACTTACGCAGTCAGTGTAAAAGGCAAAGGTGACACTTGTCCTTTTGACCCCGGCGAAGAAACCAGCGGAATCAGTGGTGTGACCGGCAAAGGGTTCTGGACCAACGTAACGCTGGATTCAAAAAACGACGACTTTCGCGGCTGGTCTGCAACCGGCACAATTTACAAAAACGCTTAACACAAATAACTTATGCGCCTCCGATTACTTGAGGACAACGAAGCTCCTGGAAAGAGTTTCAACACTGACATCATCGCCGCTTGGCTTACTAGCGGCGGTACTTTGGTTAAGCGTGGCGGGTTTCAGCATTTTGTGGACGAGGCTGGAAAGACGCACGTCCGCTGGATCGTGAATTGCGACATCCTCGCCAAGGTCGACGGAGAACCGATCGACTTTGATGAGTTCCGCAAACGCTTTGAAGACCTTGAATGGTGCAAGGCAAATCCTGACTCTGACATCTCTTGGATGCGTGGGTACAGGGACAATGCACGCGACCTAAAGCGGTTTGCCAAGTCTTCAGCGGTGGGCATCTCCCGCAAAGATGGACGTGCATTCGGCATCGTCTATCCAGACAGCCCCGAGTGGCTCAAGCAGGAGTTCCAAGCGCGATTCTAATGAACCCGTTTTTTCTTAAAAACACGGTGATTGGGCCGCTGGAACTGCGTCCGTGGACGATGACAACCCAGTTAGCTATTTCCGAACTGAAGTTGGCAAAACTTTCGGACCAGCAACAAGTCATTGCGTGTGCATGGCTGCAAAGCCGGGAACCGGAGGACGTGGAACAGGCAATCAGCGACAGCACAGCGCTTGCTGCCATCAAAGCGTTTACAAGGGCGTTTCCGCTGGCGTTGGCAAAGCCGGTAGCTGAATGGTGCCGAGCGCAGGCTGAGGCAGTAGAAGAGGGCCGCGTGGACGTTATACCGCAACCTGGAGGCCGCACGGATCAGCCAAAAAACTAACAGCGCCAGGCTGGGGGGAATCCTTCCTCTTGGTGCTGGCGCGTGAAACTGGATGGACACTGGACTACCTGCAACGACGAGCACCGCTGGCAATGCTGCTGCGCATGTACCACGCCGCGATCTGGGGCAATGGGGCATGGACCACCAAACGACAACAAGCGGCTTTAGAAAGCCTGTTTGTAAGGCCGCAGCAACCGGAGGACGATGACGATGAGTGACGCCATTCGTTGGGATTACGCCGCAGCTCAGGCCAGATTTACTGCGGAACTTCAGCGAGTTGCAGCAACGTCTCGCCGATCCATGCGCGAAGTTGTTCTTCGCAATTTTAAAGGGGTATTGCGTCTGGTTTTTGCAGTCACCCCTCCAATGGGTGGACGGCGTGCATCTATTCGCATAGGGCAAAACGGACAACCAACGGGCCGAGTAGACTTTGCGGGTGGAAAAAAACAGGGAGCAAAAGCAATCGCTTCAGACATTGCCAAAGCATTCCAACCAATTCCTGCCCGCTACCGAGCAACGGCAGCGCGACCCGGGGGATGGGATCAGATTGCCCGTATCTTCGGAACTCGTGTGACTCGCGAGGCACTTGAGATGTCACCAGAGCAGCTGCTTGCTTGGTACAAATCCAAGCGGAATAACAAGCGGAGAATTCGAGGAAGGCCAAGAATGCCTGCATGGACAACAAGCATTGCTTATGTCCGCAAGAAACTATTGGAAGAGCAAGGTCTTACGGCTTCAGGATGGATTGCTGGGGCAAATCGCTTTGGCGTTGGCGGCATTCCGCGATGGATTGCCAGACATGGAAACCGAGTGTCTGGTTCGGTTGAAATCCGCGACACGGCTACAGAGTTGAAATATCTCGTACGGAACAACACGGAACACACAGACTCCGATGCTATACAGCAAAAACTGTCGGTGGCATTAACGATGCAAGCAAACGCAATGGCGCGGAGCACTGCCAACTTTATCAACCAACAACGTATTCGCTGATATGATTTTTGCGTCTTTAGGGCTCGACTGGTCCAACTTTCAAAGCGGCATACAAAGCGCAATGTCGTCGATGCGCAGGCTAGCCGGTGGAGCTTCAATTTTTGGGGCTTTAACGCTTGCCGCACGGCACTTTTCTGAGGCGATTCAACTAGGCGATGACCTGGTTGACCTCAACGCACAAACCGGGGTTGCGATAGACAAACTGATGGAATTGCAGTTGGCTTTTGACCTGAACGGCATGAAGGCCGAGCAGGTGCAGCCAGTGCTTGCCAAAATGCAACGGTTGATTGCTGAAGCCGGATCTGGAAGCGCTGACGCTGCTGCAAAATTCCAGATAATGGGCATCGCCATTGATGAAATTCAAGGACTCAACGCTGATGAGCAGCTGATGAAGATTGGCGAAGCAATTTCAAAAATTGAAAATCCCGCGCAACGATCTGCCGTTGCCATGGACATTTTTGGAAAGTCCGGCGCAAAACTGCTTTCTGTTTTTGCTGCTGGCGGCATGGAGGAAGTCCGCAGAATGCTTGGAAACCAATCCGCTTTGCTGTTGCAAAACGCGGGAGTATTTGGCCGGGCAAGCGATATTCTTGGACTCACGGGCAATAAGATTAGAGGATTTTTTGTCGGAATTGCTTCTGAAATTGTCCCGCAACTGATGGAGGTTTTAGACAAGAGCGCACAGCTTGATTTTAGCCAAATTGGCGTTGCCGCTGGCAAGGAACTGAACATGTTTGTTTTGGCTGCTAAACAGGTTTTTGTGTACCTTTCCAGCGCAGCGAGCATCATCGTGAACGCTTTTGGCAAAGCCGCTGAACTTCTGTTGGCTCCGGCTCTGTTTTTGGGAAAACTTTTAGGCGGCGATCGGGGGCCAAGCGGACAACAAGAAGGAGCACCTGGCACTGAGGAAAATTATTTGACTCAGGGGATGGCTGAGATTGAAAAAGCGCAAAAAGAAGCCAGAGAAAAATATCAAACACCAGGGGCGGCACAAACTGGCATGGACATTTTGCGCAAAGCTGGCACTGGCGCGGCTGTTGGGATGCCGGACATTTCCAGCCTGCAGAAAGTGGGCGGCGGTTCCGCGCTGCTGTCTGGCGGGCAAGACAACTCTCCCGCCTACCAATCCGTTCGGATCCAGGAAGACATTCGCACTTACATCAAAGAATTGATCGACGTGGTGAAACAAGGCGGCCAAGACTATCAAATCGCACCGGCTCAATCTGGAGGCCTAGTGCTCACAGCTTAATTTATGGCACTGACACTAACACAAGAAGAGGTCAGCAAAGACCCAACCGGGCTCATTACGCGGACGACAACCAAGCAGACGCTTGGACCATGGGAAGATCCCTCTGCAGATTGCCGGTCGTATCGAGTCAATCAAACAGACGGAGTGGTGACGGTCGTGGAGGAGTTCTTTGACGTGATGCCGCCAGTGTACGCACTGGACGTTTCGACAACTCAAGAACCGGTGGAGTCGCATCCGTACTTTGCAAGTTTGACCCCTAAAAATCGCAAAGACTGGGCAATGTGGAAACAAAGTCCGAACAATCCAGACTTGAACGGGTGGACGCCTGCTGACGAAACAGACGAAGTGTTTTCCACGTTGTACGCGCTTTGGACAAAGGGCATCACAAATTACTTTGCGCCGCGCATTGTTATAAAGCTGACCACGCTCGAAGACACCGAACCTAACGCCTCTGAAGTTGGAGTTATTTCCGACCCGGGATATAGTGGCGACACTGGCCCCGTAAATTTTATTTTGACCGGATTGTCAGGGCAACAGGAAGGAGCAAAGTGGCGTGTTACGCGCGAGTTTTTGGGCTCTGCGCGCGGCAGCAACTGGGAAGAAGTACTTTACACCTAATGGACCTCCCTGCTTTTAGGCGCGGCCTAGAACTTGTCAGCGCTGACCTCAACAAGCTCAGTAATGCCGTCCGAGCTGCTTCGGTCACTTCCGTGATCGGCGGAACATTTTCGCGAACACCAGGAGGGACAACGATCATTGTCAACGATCAGGTTCGGGGCGGCAGTGGTGGTGGCAGCACTATTCCCTGTCCTTTTCAATGCACAGACGCCTCGGATGAAACAGGGCTAAGAGTTGAAGTCGCTTGGGGCCTGATCTGGCAAATGCTGCCGACGGGCATGTTTCCCGACAACGATCCGACGCTCAAGCTGACGGTAACGGAGAATTGCTTCATCTACAGCAAAATCCAGTTCAACCTCACGACGTTGCTCCCAAGTTCAATCAGTTTTTCAGTTGAAACTGGACTGCAATCCAACACGACCGACACGCAATACAATCTCATCGCGAGCGTGCAAGTAGACACGACCGCAGACCCGCCAGTCATCACGCAGATTCGCAACGTTTGCCAGCAGCCATTCCCGAGTCCGTGCTCACTCGCGTAGCATGTCTCTCAACGATTACAACAGGCGAGCGCGGCTAGACATCTCCGTCCAGATTACGGGCAGCGGGCAGTTTTACCCGTTTTCCAACACGTCTGGGCAGCCTGTAGACTGGACGCTTAACGGCACAGTCAATCCAATCGAGTTTGTTGATGAGTTGACGGTTAAAGAGGAAACGTGCGGCGTTCCGTTTGGATCGGAAAAACAGTTTCGCACTTTTGGTATCCAGGGATCAGTTGGCAACAACTCGGGCGTCGCCAGCGTGGGACAGCTGCCGCAGTTCCCGCAGGGCTTAGTCAACTTTGAAAACCGAGGCACATGGACCGTCAACACGTCGCCAGTCCTAAGCGCTGATGGCAATGCAGACGGAGACCTCGTGGTGCGCGGTTATTACACGGTGGCTCAACCAGACGGCGCAGGCGTTGATGACCCGATTCCGATTGATCCTCCGATTGACTTTTTAACCCGCGTTTACCCCGGCGACCGCGTCTCAGTCTCTGGGACTGGCGGCAGTAGTAAATGGGTCGTTGCATCGCAATATCGTTACCCAAAACCAGACAGGACATTTTTTTGGACACCGAACAGCAGTCCCGTGCTGGCATCCGGCGGACTTGCTGACGGCGAGTTGGCGTTACCTGGCACGATAATGCTGCCAACGGCGACTTACTACATCGAAAACGAAGCCGACGCCATCGACGGCATGCGCTATTTCATCGCCGGTCAGGGTGTAAAATTTGACGGGCAGCGCTGGACAAAGCTGACCGCTGACGCATTTGTTTACGAGCCACCCAGCGGGCCGCGAGAGTTTTGGGTTACCGATGTGTCGTACAGCTCAACAGACCGCGATGCCGCCAGACTGGAAAATGACTTTGCAAATCGACCATTTGTCAGCACAAACCAAACAATTGACGATGGCAACCCGGTGCAGATCACGCTCACTTACGAAGGCGGCGAACCCGAAACGATCGACCTGCTTTTTCGCTGGAACGGCGGCAACAACGGCGTCGCAACCAATATCCAGCCTGCCGTCGCCGTTATAAACAACTTTGGGGACGCCTGGAGCACGTACAGGCTCACCACGCGCAACTGGCTGCAAGAGCGTTTCCCAAGCAACTTTGGAGCTGCATTCCGGCTGAACACAACAGACCCTGAGGTCTACATCGAGCTTTACGTTGACGAGTTTATCGACGGCAACGTGACGGAGATTAGCCAGACGGTGACAAATCCCGAGACTGGCGACGTGCTGACGAACACCTACACCGTGACGCTCACGGCGACCCCGTACATCGAATGATCCCGCAATGGATTGCTGACAAGCGCGCGCAGGTGTGCTTAAGTTGCGACAGGTACGCAGGCTGTCCTACGCGCTGGGACATACTGGCCGACAAGCCGCAGTGTCCGCTTGGCAAGCTGCCAAGCCGGGACGAGGAGGTGGCCGCCAGGGCATGGCCTGCAGGAGCGCAGCCGGTGAGCGGGTGTTGCGACTCGGCACGAAACTACCTTGTCCCACACCCCTAGAGTGTAATGGTCGCCGTCCAGACAAGCTCAACGATTCAGCGGGGGACTGACTGGGACTTTTCTTTCCAGCTGCAGCAGGACGGCCCGTGCAGCGACTACACCGACCTGACTGACTGGTTTGTCAGTGTCACACTCAAGACCTCGGCAGGCGTCTCGCTGACAACGCCCAGCATTGTGCGACCGACACCGGACGTTGTTTCGCTGCGGCTGACCAACGCACAGACCGCACTTTTCTCGGCACAATTTGGGGCTCAGTTGACCGTCAACGTCCAGCGGCCTGACGGCTGGGACATCCGGTTAATCGAGGCCCGCGTCACTATATCTTGACCATGAGCTGCAACACACTCTGTGGCCCTCTGGTGGTCACATTACTCACCGGCGCTCCCGGGCTGCAAGGCCCAGAGGGACCCCAAGGCCCGCAAGGACCTCCCGGATCGCTGACCAGCGTGACCGGCGACCTTTCGCTCGCAACCGGCGGCGGCGGCACGGTGGCAACCGTCACTGGCATTCGAGGCAAAACCGTTTCCGCGACGGAACCGACAACAAGTCAAGTCTTTCAATACGACGGCACCGAGTGGGTGCCCACCAACTTTACCGCAGGCACTTACTAAACCACGACCATGGCATTCCCGATCATCCCCATACGCAACGCTGTTACGACCTCGCCCGACGCGCCTTTGGCTGGCGCTCTGCAGCTGGCCGAGCTGGCCGTCAACACGGCATCTGGTAAACTGTATTTCAAGGCAAACTCTGGCGTGGTCGAAATCGGCGGCACGCAAGGCGCGCTGACCACCAATGATCTCACCAGGCTTGCCGAAGCTAACAAGGTCCCGCAGCTGACCGCTGACGGGCTGATCTCGACCTACCAGATCCAAAACCTGACCACGGCGCAGATTGGCGCGCTGACGACCTCGGCGATTGCAGGGCTCATCCCGCAGCTGGGCGTGGACGGCAAAATCAGCACGGCGCAGCTGCCATCCGCTATCATCGGTGGTGTGACATACAAGGGAGCGTGGACGGTCAACACATCGCCGGTGATCGCATCCGGCGGCGTTGTCGGGGCCGGCACGGCTGCCAAGGGCGATTACTACGTTGCGTCCAACAGCGCAACACTCTCGCCTGCCATCGACGGGCAAACACGCGTGGAGGCCGGGGACTGGATTGTGTTCAACGGCAGCACCTGGGACTTCGTCGACGGTGCCAAATCCGAGGTGCTCAGCGTCAACACTGTGCTCCCAGTCAACGGAGACATCACGCTGACGCCTGCCAATATCGGCGCGGTGAGCACTGCTCAGCTGACGCAGCTGGCAACGCCTGGTGGTGTTCCCGAGTTGACTGCCAGTGGGTTTCTTTCGACCGCTCAGCTGCAGGTTGCGACGACCTCACAACTCGGCGTGCTCAGCGTGGACCCAGTTTCCAGCAATTCGCTTTTCGTGAGTTCCGCAGGCGCTGCCAAAATCATCCCGGGGACATCCACGGTGGTGGGCGGCATCAAGTCATCCGCAAGCATCGAAATCGCCGGAGACGGCACCGCCACCGTGGCTTCCGCAGGTACATATTAGTCTATGGCTTTCCCGATCATACCAAAGCGCAGGAGCGGCGCGTCGGGAAATCCGACAACGCTCAATCTCGGGGAGCTTGCCGTAAATACTCAGACCGGCGAGCTTTTCCTCGGTGCAGACGCCGGCGTGACGCTACTCAACGGGCCAGTGGCCGCTGGCACTACGGTGACCGAACACACCGGAGACGGCACGACAACGGCGTTCACTTTTGCCGGATATAACGGCACGGCGGACGGTGGGTACATTGTCAGCGTGGGCGGCATTGACCAGCCTCCTAGCAAGTACGCCATCACCTCGACCGCAGGCGGCACTATCACCTTTGTAGAGGCTCCCGTTGCTGGCGAATTGATCAGCATCCGAGCATTGGTCGCCGGTTCCGGCGGCGGAGGCAGTGGTGATGCAACATCGCTGCAAGGCCGCGACATTGCCACGACTGCACCGACTGACGGGCAGGTGCTGGCTTGGAACGCCACAAACTCAGAGTGGGAACCAACTTCGCTGAACGGTAGCGTAACTTTTAACACCGCCGGTACGCACACGTGGGTCGTACCGGCTTGGGTGAGATACGCTTATGTTTCTGCCAGTTCTGCCGCAGGCACAGACGGCACGGCAACCAATGGACAACCAGGGCAGACGGGTTTCAATGCTTATTTCGACACTGAAGGAAATCCGGTTGTTGCAACAACTGGCGCAAATGGTGCCGACGGAACCGCATCTGCGGGCAGCGATGGCAAGGGCATTGCTATTGCTGCCATCACTTGGAGTTTGCCGGGGGGCACAGGTGGAGCCGCTGGTGTTGCGGGGTATGGCGGCGGTGGCAGCGGCGGTGGAGGTGCAGTTAATTCTGATGGCAGCGTTTATTTGTCACCGGCAGCCGGTAGTACAGGAAACGGACCAAACGCTGGCAACGGCGGCAACACTGGCACACCAGGCAGTGGCGGGAGCGCAGGCGGGGTTGACGCAACAGCTGGAGGTAATGGATCTAGCATCGATCCATTCGGAGGAGCTGGAGGAATTGGCGCAACAAACGGAGGAAACGGAGGCGATGGCGGTGCCGGGGGATATATTGGCAACGGCGGGGGAGGTGGCGGCGGTGGGGCAAATCATTCTGGAGGAGGCGGAGGCGCAGGTGGAACTGCTTTGCTTTATTTTGGCAATCCATTACAAGGATCAGCAGGAACTCCAGGCCAAGGCGGCACAGCAATACCTGGAGGCTCGGGAACTCCCGGAGCTAGTTTTGCCGACCCTGTCGATTTCTCAACCGTTGCAGGCACAACCATTTCAATCGTGATCTCCGAAGGAAACGGAGACGCAAGCATCACAATTACTTACTGACATGCCTTCTCTCAACTCTCCCATCCTCTCCGGCGACGTTTCCGGCGGGCTGCACTCGACAAGCGTCGACAAAATCAAGGGCTCCGCAGTTTCCGGCACTGCACCCACGAGCGGGCAGGTGCTGACATGGGACGGCTCTCAATGGGCTCCTGCAGCTTCTACGGGCGGTGGCGGCGGTGGTGCGAACGGGCTGACCTATTACCTCAATCAGGGCACCGATGCCGACGCACCGACGACAAACCTGCCAGGCACTCCCAAACAACTCGGGCGCAGCGCAGACGCAACGCAGACGACGGCGACAACCGGCAGTCTGACGCCGACAACCTGGACGCAGTTTGCGGGTTTCGTGTCCGAGTCCACGCCGCAGGATCCGGGCTCAACTGACATCCCTGCGGGCCTCTGGGACTTCAATGTTTGGCTGTACGGTGTTGCGGACAACAACCACAGCAACAGCGTGCGCGCCAAGGTCTACAAGTATGACGGCAGCAACGCACCGACGCTGCTTGCGACCTCGGCAGCGGTAACCATTGGCCAGACCTCCGCGCTCGTCGGGATTTCTGTGCTGGTGCCGGAAACCGCCATGCTGGTTACTGACCGCATTTATGTGACCCTCGAAGCCTACGCAACAGGCAACGGGCACAGCGTGACTGGTGAGTTTGGCGACGACACGCCGAGCCATGTGCACACATCCCTTGGGCTTGTGGCGGGCACAGGGCTTTGGAAAAATGTGGCTGGCGTGCTGCAATCACCAGCGAGTCTGCTGGTGGATGCAGATGTGGCGGCTGACGCGGCGATTGCGCAAAGCAAAATTGATGGGCTGACAAATGCGCTGGCAAACGTGCCGACGCCGGGCGCTTATATTGAGTTCTTTGAGCAGTTCATGGGTACTGCTTCCCTGACGGGAAATTTGACATTTGGCGTAACTGGCGGCACCAACTCACAGGTCAACGCTGGATTTGGTGTTGTCGCAATGTCAACCGGCACGGCAGCAGCGGTGACCCAACAGGCTCGCGTCAATCAGGCTGCTAGTGTGGCGCTGATTGGCAATTCTGCCGCTCGCGTAATTTTTCGAGCAGGACAAAGCGGAGTTACTTGGTTTGACGGCACGTTGACTGGTGCTTTCCGGTGCGGTTGGGGTGATTCCATCACGGCTGAATCAGCAAACGGCATCTATTTTCGAGTTCAAAACGGACAGGCGATTGATTTTGTGACGCGAACAAGTGGAAACGAAACGCTGACCTCAACTGGCATTTCATTCTCAACAAACACTTTCCGTTCGTTGGAAATTCTCATCAACGCAGCTGGGACACAGGTGGTTGCCAAAATCGACGGCAACACGGTTGCCACGCATACAACCAACATTCCGACAGCTCGGTTGTTTTTCTTTGCTCACATCAACCGCACGGCGGCGATTGCAACGGCAGTGGTGGCAAATTTGGACTTTGTGTACTCGCGGATCACGCCGAACACGCCGTATTTCGCATGACCCAGCTCATTGACCTAATTGCCCAGCAGGCAGCCGCGCAGGGGCTTTCCATGGCTCTTACGCTGGCCGCAGTGTGGCACCTCCACGGCAAAATCAAGGAGTGCGAGGCAGATCGCAAAGCGCTCTGGGAACGACTACTTAACGACCATGAAACAGACTCTCAAAAATTACGCTAAGCAGCCTTCGACATGGCTCGGACTTGCAAAGCTCGGGGCCGCACTGGGCTTTTACTCGACCGGACTTGGCGGCGAACTCGGTTCTGCGATCGTCGCAATCTTTGGCGTCGTCGACGTGATTCGGAACGAGCGCAAATGACGCTAACCGCTGGCAATGTCTCGCTGCTGCTCACACTGCTCTCGACCGTAGCGCCGGGGACGTGGGCCATTGTCGCGGGCGTTGGTGGCATTGCTCTTGGGTTTTTTGGCAAGCAACTCCTCAAAAAAAATGACTGTCCTACCTGTTCCTGTGATTCCAAGCCTGCAAGCCCGCTACCTCGGCGCGACCCCTCCAGCAGGATTACAAGTCCTCGCCGCCGTAAAAAGAATCCTCCCGCCAGCGGGAACTGACGGCGTGGCGTTGCCGGTTGACAAGATCAACCCGTACAGCGGCATTTACGACAAGGACGGCAGGCTGCCGCAAATCCCGGGGCCGGGGACGACGTTTGTTGCGCGCGTCTGACGCATGGCAAACATCACGCGAGCGTGGAAGCGGTTTTTGGCCGTTGGGTGCTCGCACGGGCACCACGCCGACCAGGCACTGCTCAACAAGGTGCTGGCGTTTAAAAAGCGCTGGAAGCCTCACACCACGCTGCACCTAGGCGACGCAATCGACCTCGCTTGCCTTCGCTCTGGCGCAGCTGGCACAGCTGACGATGCGGTGGACCCAGAGTCGGACCTTAACGACGGGCTCGCGTTCCTCTCGCGACTCGAGCCGCAGGTTTACTTTCTTGGCAACCACGAGGCGCGACTGAATACGCTCATGGAATCACCGCGTGCCATCGTGGCCGCACTGGCAGCCCGTGTAATGGCACAAATTACCGACAGGGCCAAGGACATGCGGTGCGCTGTTGTGGACTATAATTTCCAGCAAGGCTGGCGGCTCTACGGAGACGCATTGTTCGGGCACGGGTACATGGTCAACGAAAACGCAGTGCGGGATCATGCCGAGGCAATCTGCGAAGGGGCCGCAAGCAAAGTGGTGATCGCGCACCTACACCGGGTGCAGCAGGCCGAAGGCCGGAACCGTGCGCACCCTACCGGCTATTGTGTTGGCTGGCTCGGGGACGTGAACGCCATGGGATACAGTGCCCAGCGCAGGGCAACCACGTCCTGGAGCAGGGGCTTTGCTTGGGGCGAATACTCAGACAACGAAACCGTAATATGGCTGGCAAAAGAGACCAAAAACCAAGAGTTCCGGCTGCCGATCTAACCGGATCGATCATCGCCGCCCTGAAGGCCGAGTTGCTCGGGGAACCGCCGCCAGAGGGATGGTACAGTGTGCGCCAAATCGCGGACATGCTGGGCGTAAGTTTTGAGGCGATAATGCGCCTGGCAAAACGGAAAAAGTGGCCTTGTAAGAGTTACATGACAACGACAATCGACGGGCGCAAACTTATAGCGCGCCACTTCTTCATCTTATGACCGACGAGGAAAAGCAGGCTTACCTTGACCGCATGGTTGCCGAGATCGGCGAGCATTTTGATTGCGTGCAAATACTTGCGCACGATTCGGACACCGACAGCTACACGACGTTTGAGGCCGGTGCAGGCAGCCTTTACGCGCGACAGTACCAGGCGTTGCGGTGGTCTGAAGGCCCTTGTGCGGAAACCGAAACCGTGGAGGATGACGAGGATGACGACTAACCTTAGCTCGCGCGGCATCAAGGCAATTATCGGTTGGGAAACCGGCGGAGAGCACGAGTACAACCGCAACCCGGAATGGCCCGGGGAATCGTCGGGAGTCACAATCGGGATCGGCTGGGACCTCGGGCACACTCCGGCAACCGAGACCGCCAGGGCGTGGGACCCGCACCTTGACAAAAAGACACTGGCGGCACTGATCGGCGTTTCTAACCGACGCGGAGAGGACGCAAAGTTTATCCTGCCGCACGTCCGGCACCTCGTGATCCCGTGGGACGCAGCGCTGGCCGTGTTTGAGGACGTCACAGTTCCGACCTGGTACCTGCGCACTCTCCGAATCTGGCCGCAGGTGCAGGCACTCCCGGGGGATTGCGCGGCAGCACTGGTGTCGATTGTGTTTAATCGCGGCCCGAACTTGAGCGGAGACCGGCGCCGCGAAATGGTCCGCATCCAAGAATTGCTCCGCGTCAACGAGCTGGCGCAGATTCCTGACCAGATCCGCGCGATGAAACGCCTCTGGCCCGACACTCGCGGGCTAAGACGGCGCAGGGACGAGGAAGCAGAGCTTTTTCAGTCTGGTTTGATACCTGCCGGAGAATAATTTGGGCCTAGGACCCAGCAAGTAGCCGTATGGTGCGCAGGGAGATCCTGCGACGGGGTTTTACAGTTTCCCCCCTTGAAACAAAGGCACTTGCAACGCTGACGGAAAACAGCCACTAGACAACCAACCGTGGCTGGATAGGCTGCGGGTATGACGAAAAAGGAAAGCCAGCGCATCACGCTGGCGCTTCGAACTGCAGCAAACCTGACGGCTGAACACGTTAAGGCAACCCGGCTTCTTGTGATGGCCGAGGTCAACGGGCACTTTTTCTGCACCGGCACGCCAAAGTCTGGCCCGCTGGTTTTCACCGTGGCGGCAAAGACTGCCGAGCTGTTTTTGGAGCAAGTTGCAGAATTCAAATCCAATGAGTGACCCAGTCAACCACCCACCGCACTACACTTCGCACGCGTCTGGCGTGGAGTGCATCCAGATCACGGAGCACTTCAATTTTTGCATCGGCAATGCTATCAAGTACTTGTGGCGTGCCGGGCTCAAAGGCAAGGCACTGGAGGACTTGCACAAGGCCGCTTGGTACATTAACCGCGAAATCAACCGTTTAGAACGCCATGAGCACTGAAAAAACACTCCGAGAACACTGCCGAGAGATCGGGAAGCTGGGCGGCGCAGTAAAATCTGAAAAAAAAGCAGAGGCAGCGCGCCGGAATGCGTGCAAGCCTAGACCTAAAGCGCGTGAACGCAACGCGTTACGGCGGGCGAAAAAAAGTTGAAAATAATGCTAGCCAACCGCGTTTGGGTGGCTAGAGTTGTCGTCGTTAGAAAAAACGACAAAATTTTATGGCACACAGACCAGCATCTAAAAAATTGATCGCAGAGATTGAAGCTGCGATCCCAATCGAGGCAGAGACCTTTCTTCGGCTGAAAGCGGAATTGGACGCCGTTTCTACTGGCGTTTACGCTTTGGATATGGGTAACCCAAAATATTGCGAAGCCGCAAAACGATGGAATGATTTTGCTTACAAAATGAAAGCAAGCAACTTTATCGAGGTTGTGTACAGCTAGGCCGAAACGCCCTTCGGGGCGTCCACTCGTAATGCGGGTGCTGACGAGGCCGTCCTTCGTCTGAGAGTGAAACACGAACCAACGAACAAATGAGCACCTCACACTATTCACGCAGGCCGTATCAAGGCCCGCAACCAACCGCACCCAACACAAAACGGCACAGCGTTGCCTACGCCTGCGGCCTTGGCGCACTCCTGATCGCTGACCTCGTGGCAATCCAGTATTGCGATTGCCTAGGCGAGTCGCTTGTCATCGCCGGGCTGGCGATCCTCACGACATTGACAATGGCAAGGAGGGCAGCATGAGCGGCTACATGAGCGGATTGCTCAACGGCAAGCCTTGCTGGAGTCCGTCGGCACGTACTCGGGAATACGAGTTTGGCCCGGCTGCGACAAACGAAACGGAGAACCAGGCAATACTGCGCGAGGCTGCGCAGCTGGTAGCCGACGCCGTCCGGCGGGGACTGGCACGTCGGGCAGATGAGCCCACGCTGACCGAGGCGCAGGCCGGTGCCATCCTGGACAAGGCGGCGTCTGGTGGATTGTTTCGGCGGCGTGCACCGCGCCAGACTAAGTTCTGTGCGTGCGGTGAACTAATGGGGCGCAGGGCGCTTAAATGCACCGCGTGCTGGGACCGCGAGCGTCAGCCGCGCATCCGGGCACCAAAGCCGCACAAGGTCCGGTTTTGCGGATGCGGCGTGCAACTGCCGACGGCATGGAGTCAGCGCTGCATTGATTGCCGAAGGCCCATGAAGCCTTGCACAGCCTGCGGGACAATTTTTAGACCAAACGAGAAAAAGGCTAAAGCATGCTCCCGGGAATGCCTACAGACTCTGCTGTCTCAGGCGCAGCTGGCGCGCGTCAAAACGACGGTCAAAATCCCGTGCATGGTCTGCGGCATTGAGTTTGCCAACTATCGCAAGGGCAAAGGCCCGCGCAAAACGTGCAGCATGGAGTGCAAGCGCAAGGTCGCACAGTTGAACGCAAAAAACTTTAAGGCTAAAAAATGACTTACGACGAATACATCACAGGAAAGCAAAAGACCGTGCGGGATGCCGGTTTTGAGCCTTTGCCGATCATTGCGCCGCTTTTTGACTGGCAAGCGCACATCGTGCGTTGGGCGGTTAGGAAAGGGCGTTGCGCACTGTTTGAGGACTGCGGACTTGGCAAGACTGCCCAGCAGCTCGAATGGGCGAGCCAGGTAGTGCAGCACACTGGCGGCAGCGTGCTTATCCTGACTCCTCTTGCGGTGGCATCTCAAACAGCTAGGGAGGCGCAGAAGTTTGGCATCGAAGCAAAACAGATCGCGAGCGGTGACGAAATTACCGCACCAGGAGTTTGGATCACAAACTACGAGAAGCTAGAGCATTTTGATTGCTCAGTGTTTGCCGGGGTAGTTTTGGACGAGAGTAGTATTCTCAAATCCTTCACAGGAAAAACGAGAAAAGCACTGACATATGCCTTTTCGCAGACACCGTACAGGCTCGCATGTACCGCGACACCGTCACCGAACGACTACACTGAACTCGGGCAGCACGCTGAGTTTCTTGGCATCTGCTCGCTTGCTCAGATGCTTGCGACGTTCTTTGTGAACGACACGTTTAACACTGGCGACTGGAGGCTTAAAAAGCACGCTGAAAGCGAGTTTTGGAAGTGGCTGGCAAGTTGGGCCGCGTGCGTTTCAAAGCCGTCTGATATTGGATTTGAAAACGATGGGTACGATCTGCCATCACTCAACATGCAAACGATTCTAGTGGACGCTGACATCAGCACAGACACCGGGGACGACTTGTTTCGCATTGCCACGCTATCCGCGACGACGATGCACAGGGAAATGCGCATGACATCGGCAGACCGATCCGATGCTGTCGCAAATCTAGTGAACGGATCAGATGAACCTTGGATTGTGTGGTGTAACACAAACGACGAAGCAGACAATCTTGCCCAGCGAATCCCGGATGCGATTGAAGTGCGTGGCTCGGATGCGCCATCCCGCAAAGAGTCTTTGCTGTCCGATTTCAGCCAAGGACGGGCTCGCGTCATTATCACAAAGCCAAGCATTGCTGGGTTTGGGCTCAACTGGCAGCACTGCCGCAACGTGGCGTTTGTGGGGCTCTCCTACTCGTTTGAGGACTTTTACCAAGCTTTAAGGCGGTCTTACAGGTTTGGGCAAACGCAAGAGGTGAACGCCTACATCGTGCAGGCAAAGACGGAAGGAGCCATCCTTCAATCAATCAGACGCAAAATTGAGCAACATAAGAAAATGCAAGAGAACATGAAACTAGCAGCAGCAGAAATGACTTTTCAGAAGTCCGAGACAGTGGAAGCGGAAACCGGAGTGGAAACGTACACCGGGAACAACTGGACAGTGCATCACGGTGACTGTGTCCGAGTGGCAAAAACGATCCCGACTGGCTCAATTGACTTTTCAGTTTTCAGTCCGCCGTTTGCTGACTTGTTTACTTACTCAAACGATCCGCAAGACATGGGAAACTGTGACTCAATGGCAGACTTTATGGTGCACTTTGATTTTCTGATCCAGGAGTTCAAACGGATCATGCAACCTGGGCGCGAAGTCGCGGTGCATTGCGTGGACCTTCTTTCGACAAAATGGAAACACGGCGCAATCCAGTTCCAAGACTTTAGCGGGGAGATCATCCGAGCCTTCTGGAAGCATGACTTCCTGTTTCACTCTCGCATCTGCATCTGGAAGAGTCCGGTAACAGAGATGCAGCGCACCAAAGCGCACGGGCTACTCCACAAAACGCTGAAAACCGATTCATCCAGTTCGCGAGTTGGTTGCGCTGATTACTTACTCGTGTTTCGCGCTCCGGGGGAAACGGTGGTGCCAGTGACAAAGGACGGATCAGAGTTTCCAGTTTCTTGGTGGCAGGAGGTAGCGTCTCCAGTCTGGATGACAGTTGACCAAGGGCGAGTGTTAAACGGCGAAGTGGCACGCGACCAAGCCGACGAAAAACACATTTGCCCGCTTCAGCTTGACGTGATCGAACGCGCCATCACGCTTTGGAGTAACCCGGGCGACTTAGTTTACTCGCCGTTTACGGGCATCGGTTCCGAAGGGTACGGCGCTTTGACCCTTGGCAGGCGTTTTGTCGGGTCTGAACTTAAAAAGTCCTACGCAGAACACGCCGTTACGAACCTGCGCAACATTGAAGCTCAACCCAGCCTATTCTAATGAACATCCGACATTCCTCACTCCCAAAACTGGCCCTGTGCGGCCAGTACCAAGGCGCTTCTGGCACGTCCGAGGCCGCCGCACGCGGCACTATGCTGGACCGTGTTTTCCGCGACGCCTGGACGACCGGCGAGCTGCCGCGTGACCTTAACGACGAGGACACAGCAGCAGTGCAATGGGCCATCAACAAGTGCATCCTGCTCAACGGCGGCGCTGACCGGCTGACGACCGACGAGGCCGACTGCAAGGTCCGCACAATCGGACTTGACCACGAGGGCACCGCTGATGGCGTGGCAGTGCGCGGGCAGTGGTCAATCGACCTCAAGAGCGGGCAGGTGTACGACTACGCCGCACAGATGGCAGCCTACGCACTGGGGCTGATGCAGACGCACTTTGTGGGGTACTGGACGACGCATTTGCTGTTTTGCGATCAGAAGCAGGTTGTCAGTCACCGCTGGAGTTACCAAGAAGCGCACGACCTAGTGCACAGCGTGCTTGCCAACGTGGGCACCGCGCCGGTTGAAAACGAGTACTGCGGCTGGTGTGCAAAAAGCCTGACCTGTCCTGCGAGAGTTGCCAGCAAAGACAGCGCGCTGGTGACCGTTGCCGGGCTCGCGCCGACAGTCCAGGACGAGGGATTTCTGGCACTGCTCAATGACCCAGACCGGCTCGGGCAATTCTTGGCAGCGTGCCAGACGCTGGACGACTTCCGAGACGCTGCCAAGGAGAAGGCACGCGGATTGCTTGAAGCTGGCGTGAAGGTGCCAGGCTGGAGACTGCAAAAGCCGCGTGCAAGCGAGTACATCGAGGCCGAACATATCGCGCAGGCAGTGCGAAACGGTGCAATCGGTGCCGGTGACGCGATTCTAGCGCAAGGCTCGATCAGCCTTAAAAAGGCGCAATCTCTTTGGAGTGCAGCCGGTGCAGTGCTGCCGGATGAGATTGTGCAGCGAAAGATTGGGCAGGCTCCACTTGTGGCATCAAAATGAGCACTCAAAACTACATCGCCATCGACCCAGGCGTGGGCGGCGGCATTGCCTACACCGACACCGACGGCAGCGTGCATGCACTGCCGATGCCGGAGACGCTGCATGACCTCGACACGCAGTTTCA